TCCCCTTACAAACTCATCTACAACAAGGAACAAATCCAAGAACTCGCGGACGACATTCAAACTTGCGGACGACACTGCGTCTCCCGTCTCCTCTTCGGTCATCTTCCCGTCAAGCAGTATCGGAAGCACATCAAGAAGAGCGGTATGTCTCCCGATGAGTTCGTCCTCGCCCTCACCAAGCAAGAGTTAGGGCGATAATCTTCTGCCGTTCTAATCATAAGAAGCAAGATGTATTCCTATCGGTCAGTCATCGACGGAGGTTCGGACAGCGACATTGTCTACTACAACGCCACGATTACCAATGTGGCGCAGAAGAAGGGCAATGTGCTTACCTCTGAACCTCCGCTCGTCAAGTTCAACGAATCCCGTGATGCTCCTATCGTCAAGGACGCGTCGCAATACTATTTTTCCATTGTCCGCTTCTCAATGAACGGCGTGGGAAAGAACCTCCCTCTCTTTATCCCTATCGTTCAGACCAACGGCGCGGGTGTGCCTCCCCAACAAGCAAACCCGAACCTCACCATCTACAACACAACGATTCCCTACCAGCGTCGGTGGGCGTATACCCAAGCGGGAACGGGTGCGACCGTCAACAAGGTCTTTTCGGTCTATCCTATCTCGTCGCCCGTCATCTACCGCCCCGAGACGGACAACCCCCAGTTTGCTCCTACGCCCGTCCCGCCTCCTACGGGGTTTGTTCGTCAAGACCTCTCCTCGCGGTATTACTGGGTCTACACCTATAAGCACTGGTGCGACCTCGTCAATGAGACCTTCCTTTCCGCGATGAGTCAGACCCTCAACTCCTTCGCCTTCCTTTGGAACAACGACCCCGACATTAACCTCACCGCCTCGCCCTTCCCTTACGGCGGTCTTACGCCCAACCTCGCTGCCTTCCTCGCCGACCACGATGTCCCCTTCCTCAAATACAACGAGGACACCGAGAAGTTTGAGATTTATGCCGACACGCGCGGGTTCAATGTAGACAATCAGATTACGGGAACGACCAACCCTCTCGGTCAACCTATCGGTTTCCACGACCCCGTCCCCGCCTTCGTCGCCCCCGTTGTCGGCGCGACCCCTCCCGCGACCGCGATTTCCGCGCCGTATCTCCGCCTCTTTATGAACGGAAACCTCTTTGCCCTTCTCTCCAACTTCAACAACACCTACTACGGCGCGACCAACGGCGACTCCCTCCCCACGCCCCTTGTGCCGTCGGGGATTACCATTCCGAACGGACTGGGTCTGCTCTCCTTCCCCGCCGACTACACCAACGAAATCCTCTTCACCAACGAGAACTATACCAACATTCTCAATCACAACCCGCTCCTACAAGGGTTCAATGGTGTCCCGCCCCCCGCCTACAACGAGTTCTTCCTTATCCCCACCTCCAAGCAGAACCTTTACTGGAAGGTCATTCAAGATTGGTCGTCCACCGACTCCCTCTGGTCGCCCATTGAGTCCTTCGTCTTCACCTCCACCCTCCTCCCCATCAAGAAGGAGTTCACCGCCCGTCCTATCCAACTGGGCGACAGCAACGCGGGGGGTCAGTCAACGGGGTCGCAAAACGACTTCGCCCCCATCATCGCGGACATCATCATCGACCAAGCGACCGAGAAGGCGCAAGGGTATAAGACCTTCACCCTCTACGAACCGACCGCCGAGTATCGTATGGCGAGTATCCAAGCGTCCCACGACGAAATCCGCAACATTGATATTCAAGTGTTCTGGAAGTATCGCCTCACGGGGGAACTCGTCCCCATCTCCCTCGTCAACACCTCCGATGTGTCGATTAAGGTGATGTTCCGCAAAGTGGACTATACCTCGTAGAAACACCCTCCCGCTTTTTTTGGAGCGGTAGAACATAGACAATGTCCGCTGATATCGAGAAACTCGCCGTCTTTGACGACCGCATCGTTCAGACCCGCCCCAAGTATGCGGTGGAGAAGGGTGCGCTGTCTCTGACGAACTCCCCCTTCAACGCCATCGCGCAGACCGCGTCCCAGCACACTTACAACATCTATGTTCCCTCCGAGAATGTGTATGTTGACCGTGCTATGGACTGGTCCGCCACGATGTTCCTCCGCGTGGATGTCCAACTCTCCGACACGGCATCGGGTCAGTATCCTATCGGTCAACCCCTCCTCCAACTGGGCGTGGACGGGTCTCTCGCTGCCTTCCCGCTGAACGCGTGTTGTGCGACGATGACGGCGACTATCAACGACACGACTGTCGTCATCAACTCCCAAGATGTCCTCACGGAGGTTCTGCGTCTGACCGACTACAAGAAGAACCGCCTTCAACGCACTTGCCCGACGATGCTGGATAAGTATCAGCAGAACGCGGACGCGCTGAACGCCACCAACGACCCCATCAGCGGGTATACCAATATGTCTCACGACTACCACGAGCAACCCAACGGGTCTTACGCCAACATCATCTTCACCGCCCCCGACGGCACTCCCCTCCAAGCGTCGGGTTTTGACGCTGCTGCCTATACCTTCGGCGGTCTGACGGTGGACTCGCTGGACGGCGTTCCCGTCTCTACCGACCAAGGTTCGGGTGTGGTGAACGGCATTTACTCCGTGTTCTTGAAGATTCGCACCACCGAGAAACTGGTGCTGTCCCCCTTCATCTTCGCCGAGTCCTTCGCCAACGATACGGGTCTGTTTGGAATCAACAACATTCAACTCGTAATGAATATGCGCGACCCGAACCGCGCACTCCGCCTCCGCGACAGCGTGGTCGGCACGGCAGTCAAGCAGTATTACGGGTCGTCCACCAACCCGATTCAGATGACCCCGCCCGTGTCCTACAACAGCAGTGTCTCGTCGGGTGCGTTCCGCGACTCGGTGGTGAATGTCCAGTTCCTCACGCCCTCGCTGGATATTCCTCTGCCCCCGAAGTCCGTCGTCCCCTATATGGAGTTCCCCCGTTATATCACCCAACCGCAGAACTCCGTCCTCGCTGCCTTCGGCACTTCGGGCGACTCCGCGCAACTCCAATCGCAGACGATTACTCTCCCGCAGATTCCCGACCTTCTGATTATCTATGTGAAGGCACTCCGCGACCCCGCCAACAACGACAAGCGCCTTGACCCCACACTGCCCCAGTTCGGTTCTGGATACCTCCCCATTGAGACCTCGTATGACGCGTCCCGCACGACCAACCCGCTCTCCATCAACTTCGACAACTTCTCGGGTCTGCTCTCCTCCCACACCTCCGAGCAACTCTACCATATGTCCGTGAAGAATGGTCTTGAAATGGACTGGGATACTTGGAGCGGTCTTGCGCGTGTCGCGACGGGCGAGGTGGGTTCTCGTGTGCCGACTGTGGGCGGATACCTTGTCCTCAAACCCTCCACCGACATCACCCTCCAAAGCGGTCAAGCGCCGTCGCTGGTCGGCAACTTCACTCTACAGTTCAATGTTCGCGTCCGCAACACCTACCCGTTCTCCGTCGTCCCGCAGATTTATGTGATTACCGCCAACTCTGGGTTCTTTGAGTCCATTCGTGGGTCGTCTCGCATCATCAAGGGTGTGCTGTCCGAGCAAGACATCATCGCTGCGCCTCTCGCCCCCGCTGGAACTCGCGAGGGTCTTGCGCGTATGATTGGAGGCAATGTCCTCGCCCTCGCCAACCGCCTCGGTATGGTGAAGGGTATGTCGGGCAAGGGTAAGGGTGAGGAGAAGTCCGATGAGCGTGGCGCGGGTATGGCGCATCGCTCCGTTGGCGCGGGTGCGGGTGGTCGCAAGGGTCTTGCTGCCCGACTGATGTAGTCCCCCGCTTTTTTTGGAGCGGTAGAACATAGACAATGTCCGCTCTTGAATCTCTTTCCAATCCGCTGGAACGCCTCCAAACTCTCCCGACTGCCGTTCAAGCGCGGGGTGTGGCGGGTGATATTGTTTGGGACTCTGCTCTCCAATACTATCGTGGCGACCTCGCGATTTCCTCCCTCACGGGGGGTGCTTACATCTTCACGGGCGGGACGAACGAGCGGTCCGCCATTCTCGGTGGCGTTGACCCCTCCCTTGCCCCTACTCTGTGGACGCGGGTTCAAGGTAATGGTCTCACCAATGTGAATGTCTTCAACGGCACGGGGACTTTTGCCTCTACGGGTTCGGGTGCTTCCTACACCTTCCCCGCTGGTGCTTCCATTCTTGCCCCCGAGGGGTCTACTTGGTTGGTCGTGATTCAAGGCGCGAACACGACGGGAAGTGCGAAGACAGTGGGAACTGACTTCTCCAACTTCATCTTCACCGCGAACGGCACGGGTGCGGTCTCGCAGACCGTCGCCCCACTTGTGGCGGGAAGCACGAACTCCCTCTTCTCTGCGTCCGCGACTGTCTTCGTGGGTATTGGTGGAAGTTCCATTGTCCTCACGGGTAATGCTGCGGGTGCTGCGCAGACCCTCTCCTCCCTCCGCGTGTCCTACATCCGCCTTGCCTAAAAACCTCCCTATGAATATAGAATGACGACTCTTGAATCATTGGCGAACCCTTTGGAACGCCTCCAAGTCCTCCCAGATGTAATGAACTGGCGAGGACTCTGGAACAACACAACGCAGTTTTTCCAAAACGATGTCGTGTTGTCCCCCATTACCACCGCACCCTATCTCTGTGTCCGCCTTGCTCTGCTGGGCGGTTCTGACCCCTCCATCGCCACCGCCGATTGGACGGAACTTGCTCCCGCGACGGGAGGCATTACGGGACTATCAGCGGGAAACGGCATTTCCATTACGGGAACGCCGACCATTCCACAAATCAACAACACGGGCGTTCTCCAAGTCATCGCGGGAACGGGCATTACCAATGTGGGAACTGCCTCCCAACCCGAACTCCGCAACACGGGACTCACCTCTCTCTCTGTCGGCACGGGTCTCTCGTCGTCGGGCGGTCAAACCCCCACCCTCGCCAACACGGGTGTCCTTTCCATTACGGGAGGAACGGGCATTACCATTAGCGGTCCGCCACAGACCCCCACCGTCATCAACTCGGGCATTCTCGCTCTCACTGCGGGTGCGGGGATTACCATTACTCCCACCCCGTCCGCCAACCAACCGACCATCGCCAACGGGGGTGTTCTTTCCATTACGGCGGGAACGGGCATTACCATTAGCGGTTCAGCACAGACCCCCACCATTTCTGCGACGGCGACTGCTGCCGACCCCGTCGCGACCTACATTCCTCTCTCGTCCACCTTCGGGACGATTCCCGCGACGAACACGGGGACTCTGACTCTCGCATTGTCTCCCACTTCTCTTCTCGCCCAGCATCTCGCCAACGGCAGTCCCGACCCGAACGGCACTTGGATTCTTGACCTCACCTCGTTTGTGTTCGACAACCAACCCCCAACGGGAGGCAGTATGACGATTACAACGGGAGTGGAGGACAACACCACAGTCGGCGGTCCGTATACTTACAACGGGGTCTCGGGAACGGGAACGACCAACATCGCGTCTCCTCCCGCCTTCGCCTCCCTCAACAAGTTTTACCTCAATGTCGCTGATGCGCGGACGGCGGGTCTCCGCGACTTGAATCTCTTCTTGGTTTCCAACGACACGGGTGGCGACATTATCAACACGGGTGCGGGTCTGATTACCGCCACCTATTATCCTAACGGAATACAATGAGCGAACTCCTTGACCCTCTTACTCGGTTGAATGTTCTTCCAAGCGCAATGAACTGGCGGGGAGAATGGAATAACGCCAGTCAATATTACAAGAACGATGTCGCCCTTTCTCCGACCAACAACGCCTCTTACCTTCTCTTTGGCGCGATTGCCGACAGAGGGGTTGACCCCGTCTCCAACGCGGACTGGTTTCAAGTGTTTCCCCATACAACGGGACTGGAAGGTCTCACTGCGGGGAACGGCATTTCCATTGCTCCCGTCCCTTCCGCCAACAATCCTACGATTTCCAATAGCGGGGTTCAGTCCATTACCGCCAACACTGGACTCTCGTGGTCGTCTCCTACCCTTACCAACACGGGCGTTCTCGGGATTGTCGCCAACCCGAGTTCTATATCGGGTCTGTCGTGGGACGCATCATCATCAACTCTTTTAAACACGGGTCTCTTGTCGGCGCTTCGTGTCGGCATTACCAACACGGGAACGACACAGAACCAAGTGTGGAGCAACGCGGGAATCTCGGGACTCAACGCTGGGGCAAACATTTCGGTTTCGGTGGATTCGTCGGGAACGGCGACCATCGGAAACACGGGAGTTCTTAACATTGTCGCGGGGTCAAACATCGTGCGAGGAGGAGGGGCGGGTGGGACGACGACCCTTTCGCTCAAAAATATCGATGTGAATACACTTCTCTCTCCGACGGCGGGTATGTCCCCAAATCCAGTCGCGGGGTTTCCTCTTCCTCTTCCCCCCGTCTCCACTGGCGCGGGATTTGTTCCCGTCTCTCTTCCCGTCGGCAACTCTCTTATTCCAATGCTTACCAACCCTCCTCCCGACCCCAACCCGACTTGGGTCTTTGACTTTACGGGGTGGTGGGTAAGCAGTTCCAATGTTCTCGGGATTACACTCGGGATTATTATGGGTCTCCGCGATGCCTCCTCGTCGGGAGGTCCGTATGACTACCTTGCTGACTATAATGTATTGATGCGGAGTGGTCTTGCGGGGGGCATCTCCGCCACCGCCAACGGCGGTCTTGTCGTCGCGCCTCTTCACGACCTTCGGTCTGCGGGTCTCAAAACCATTACTGATGTCTTTATCTACAATCAAACTGGATTCCCGCTCACGCTTCATTCGTGGTCGCCCGTCCTCGCAACTTATTACCCCAACTACTCCATCTAATCACCAAAGGATTCGCATTGCGAGATTGTTGGGGGAGAAGTCATCGTCGCGCCACTTCCCCTTGATTTTAGAGTGCGAGGCAAGGAAGCGTTCTTGCTTGTCCTTCGCAGTTCCCTTCGGAGAATGACCCTTCTTCTCCAAGAACGACCATATCAAAAAGTCGCCATACCCCGTCCGTCCAAAATGACGGCGAGGTGTGAGCGTCATCAACTTATAGTCCTCGCGGTCGGAGAACTCTATGTTCTTCGGGTCGTATCCATTCGCCTTCGCGCGTTTCCGTGCTTGACGAAGATAGGTCGCGGGGTCAAATCCAATCGCGTCCAGTTGTGCCTCCATTTGTTATACCCGAATATATGCTCTATTCGGAGGAATGGCGCGGACTGTGTTCTTGGAGGTATACATCGTGTCGCCCTTCACATTCGGGTAATCTTGGAGCAAGAACTCCATCTCCTTTTGAGTGCGAGGAGGAATCTCGTAGAGTCCCGCCTTCGGGGGTGCGCCATACATAGGGTTGGCGGGGTCGGTCATTGTCCTCTGCGTCATCGCAAAGAAGGGTTCAACCTCTTCACGGAGGCGTTCGTCGGGGTCGGGCGATTCAAAGAGGCGGTTGGGGTTCTTCCCCATAATGCCCTTCGTGTTGTATCCTTGTGCCTCCTCGTGTTTCCGATTCTGTTGTTCGCGAATATGCTTTGGACGACCGTCAATAACCCCATACTTGCTCCGAAGAACATCAAAGATTCCGTCCGCAACAACACGGAATCCAAGCGCCATTGCGGGGTCGCGGTTTCCGTAGAAGTGGGTGAGTGTCCGAAGGTCTTTCTCCATATTCTCCAACTCACTTGCGAACTCCTCCTTCAACGGCACATCTCGTTCCACATCCTTCTCAACGGGAATCTTGCGACCCGTCGGCACTAACCTCACCTCAAACTTCTTGACGGGGAACAATCTCCTACTGCGAAGATAGTTGGCGCTTCCTTCGGGTTTCTTCGGGTTTTTCAGCGATGGTCCTCTCTCATCAAACAGAAACTTCTTCACGGGAAGTCCACCAACCCGTTTGTCTCCCCTTCCGTCGTAGTCGGGGTTAATCATAATCGCATTGAGGGGGACATCTTCGACCTTTTGTTCGGCGCGGGGAACATCAACCAAGACCAATCGTTCCTCCATCTCGTCCTCTTCTTCCACCTCACGAACCACCCGCCTCTCTACTGCGTTCGGGGGGTAAAGGGAAGTAATCGCGTTCTCCACTCCCACACCACCACCCTTGAACTTTTGAAGGCGGTGAGCGTCGTAAAGCGCAAAGAGTTCGCGGAGTCCCGTCGGCAACTTGAACTTCGCCCACGCCAACCACAGCGGGTCGCGCGGGTCGCGAACCTCTACACCCCTCACACCCTTTCCAAAGGCAAGGTAGAGCGGGTCTTCATTGTTGTAAAGACGGCGGTGAAGAGGATTGCCTCCGCGTTCGTGGGGTTCAATCATCGGGTTAAACGAGAAGGCATTATCAATCAACTTGTCGCGGAAGAACCCGTCGATAATCGCGCCACCGAGCGAGTGTCCGACCGCCGTATACCGAAACTTGGAACGCGGGAAGTCCTCTTGGAACTTGCGAAGGAATGCCTCGTCTTGCTTGTATCGGGTTGACTCGCGCAGAGTTCCCTTCACGGAGGCAAAGTCCGCGACCAAATCATTCTTGTCGGTCGGGTCAGTTCCACGCACGGACACGACAATCCCGTCGCCCTTGCGGTAAATCTTGATGGTGGGGGACGACCGCACGAGTTCAAACCCCCCCGCGCGGAGGGGTGTGCGACCGCTATATGAGGCACGGGCGAGGACTTGAAGGAGAGAGATGGGAAGACCCTTTGGCGCGGACGCACCACCACACATCGCGCCACCCTTCTCATTCGCATACAACGCCCTCATCTGTGCTTCGGCGCGGTCGCGAGGCAACGGGTCGTTGGAATGCTTTGTTCCCGTCTCGGTATTGATGACCCAAAAGGCATCACGCTTCGGTGCTTTCCTCAACTTATACGGCATCTCCTTTGTTATACTTCCACAAAATCCCCCCTCTGTTTGTGCGGGTGTTAGGGTGGTTAGGTAGGATTAGGATAAACGGGGTTCTTGGTATAGGGATTAGCACTACAAAATAGGGGGGTGATTTCCCCCCAGTATTTTGTATTGTTGGCGACTCTGGTATACCCCCATTTATCCTAACTCTAACTCCTATCCTAACTCTCCTACTTCCAGTAATGGTTCTTGTTCCCGCCCTTGCGTTGTGTCTGTATGATTCCGTCCCGCGCGTATTTGAGGAGGCGCTTCCCAAGCACTAACGCACTCGGGCAGTAGGGTTGGTTGTTCTCAATACACCACGAGCGGTAGAGGTTGTAGAGGGTGGAGGCATCAACTTCCGCGCCGTCCCATTGTTCGACAAAGCGGTCTTCGGGGGTCAACTCGGACTCTATCACTTGGGTTTGGTATTCGTTCTTGGGGAGGTCGCGGACATTGTATCCCGTAAGGTCAACGCCGAGTAAGAAGTCCGCCACCGCCTTCCCTCCTTCCTCCGTAAAGAGTTTGGTGCGAACCTCATTCCAAAATGCGAAGTTCCCGCGCTTCTCCGCCGAACACGCGGTAATCACAAATCGGCGTTCCTCATCATTCATCTCCATAGGGTTTGGTTTGTTGGTGGTGAAGATGAACCGCGCGTAGTTGTTGACCGAGTATGGTTTCTTGCCTTTGGGGTTGAAGGTGGCGCGTTTGGCGGTAATCATTGACTTCAAGGCGGACGCGTCCTTCACGCAGAACGACCTATCCGCTTCCTCCAACTTCACGAGGAACTTGTTCTCGCGTCCAACATCGTGCTTCTCAAAGAACTGCCCGTTGGTCTCATAGTTCTTGGCGAACTTCGTGCCTATTACATACTCAATCAAGAAGTCGTAGAGGGTGTCCTTGCCCGTCCCCTTGTTCCCCGTGATGACGATTGCGACACCCGTGAGGTCAAAGGGACATTGGAGCATATGCGCGTTGTATTTGAGGAGGTAGTCGTAGAGGATAGGGTCATTGCCCGTGTTAATCCGTAGGAGGGTCTTGAAGAGGTCAACGCATTCGTCATTCGGGGTCGCGGTCGTAATCTTGTATTTGAAGTCAAGCGGGGGTGTGAAGATGGTGGGGTCGTCGGGGTGTGCTTGGTAATCAATCTCCTTGATGGTGCGTCGTGTCTCGTCATTGCGGTAGAGGAGGAAGAACTCAACGAAGTCATTGAACTTGTCGCTCACCTTGAACCTCCACTTTTGCTTGAAGTATTCCCGTGCGTGGTCGCAGTCGTAGAAGTTCACGACTCCCTCATCAAGTTCGGCGTATTGGTTGGTGGGAACAAAGTAGAAGTGGTCGCGTTCAAACTCCGCCTTCATCTGCTCGTAATCCTCCTTCAAGACCCCCGCGACAATCTCCTCCTTGTCGTGGGGAATCTCAAAGAACGGCATTTCCTTATCCAGCAACTTCACGCGGAATCCCGTCTTGGTCGCAATGTCCGCCTCCGCCTTCCGTATAGAGTCGTCAAGGTTCAGCAAAGGGTCGCGCCGTATCATCACGCCGTCGTAGGCGAGAACATCAACATTCCACCCGCTCTGTTCCAATGAGTCCTTCATCGCCAACATCACGGCGCGTTCGTGGGTTTGGAGGAGGTAGGAGAGGAACGACCCGTAGACGCTGTCCGCGTCCTTTGTGGCGTTTGCGAGGTCGGCGTATTCAGTTTGGTTCATAAGGAACTTGGTGAAGGCGCGGACTTCGGTGTAGAACGGGTGGAGAAACTCGTGGGTGTTTCTCCCGCCATACATCAACTTAATCACTTCGGTCTTTGCCTCCTCGCGGTTGGGACTAATCCGCGCGAGGTAAGCGTCGCGGTTGTCTACATACTTCTCGACTTCGGGGAGGTCGCGGTCATACTTGTTCTTGGCGAACTGAACCAGCAAAACGGGGTGGGCGTTCACAACATCGATGTCGTGATAATAGTCCTTACAAATCGTTCCGCGACACTCGCGTTCAAGCGTCTCCAACGACCCCTTCTGTCCCCACAACCGCCCATACCCCAACTGCCCCGCCTTGCTCCGCGCCAGTTTGTAGGTAATCACTTGTTCGCCCTCCAACTGACCCTTCTTGCGGTTCTTGTAGATGCTGTCTACGATAGGGACTTGTGAGGGGTCAAGTTCTACCCTCCTCGCCCACAAGTATCCTATCCCGCGCCGACTGAATCGTTGTGTGGTCTTGACCTCGCGGTCAAGCGTCTCATTCAAGCGTCCCGTCATCTTGACTGCTCCATAGGGCAGTTGTGAAAGTGAGTTTACAAGCGGGGGCATACTTCCTTACACCTACGCAACACTTTCTTTCGTCCGTTTTCACGCGCCACCTATACCCCCCTCGGCGACCTCCATTCCTTTCTGATGAAAGAGTAATGGACGACGACGATACACCACGCCACCTTGCCTTTATCCTCAAACGCCAACTCGTCGGGGCGGGACAGAAGTCCCTCGCGCAACGAATCAAACCGATTACGAAGGAGGAGGCAATCGCCGACTACGAAGCACTTCGCGAAGTGCCGTGTCGTAAGATTAACCCGCGCAGTAAGGTCGGGAATATCGCGATGGATTACTTCACCTTTGACCTCCGCTTACAAACGAAGGCGAAGGGTGGAATGGACTTCCCCACCTTCTATAAGAGGCGGGATTATCTTGCGACCCCGTCCGCCAAGCGCCTTTACGAATACAACCTCGCTCACGGCAAACCGCCTATCGTGTCCGCCTACGATGTCTTCCGTCTCTATCGCGGGTCAATCAACGCCTTCAAACCTATCATCGCCAAAGAACTCTACTGCCGATACAACCCGAAGAGCATTCTTGATTTTAGCGCGGGGTGGGGCGGTCGGTGTCTCGGCGCAATGTCTATGGATATTGACTACACGGGGTTCGACACGAACAAGTCCCTCAAAAAGGCGTATGACGGAATGGTGCGAACCTACCCGTCCAACAGCAAGGTCAAAATGGAGTTCCGCGACAGCAGTTCCGTTGATTACAGCAAATACGATTACGACTTCGTCTTCACTTCACCGCCCTACTTCCAAAAGACCAAACCGACGGAGGACTACAAGGGTATGCCGACCTACGAGTCGCGCGAGGACTTCAACGAACGCTTCTTCTTCCCCGTCGTTCGCAACGCGTATGGTGGATTGAAGACGGGCGGACACTTCGCCCTCAATATCCCGAAGGATATGTATGCGGACATCAAGAAGGTTCTCGGCAAGGCGACCAAGAAGCACACACTCTACATCACGCCCCGTTATAGCGGACAACCCGCCGTCTATGGCGAGTTCATTTATGTATGGAAGAAGAGTGGCGCATTGAAGGGAAGTGGGAAGGGGTGGGAACTCCCCGAAACCCTTCCCGCGCCGACCTTTACGAATGAATGGGTAGAAGTCAAGAAGTCGCCGATTCACGGACGCGGTCTCTTCGCAAAGGTAGACATTCCAAAGGGAACGCGCATTGCGGACTACAAGGGCGAGGAAATGAAGTATAGCGACTACAAGGAGAAGTATGGTGATGACCTCCGCTATTCCTATCTAATGCGTCGCAAGTGGAAGGTGCTGGACGGCAAACCGCGCAAGTATCTCACGGAGAACCCAAGTCATTACGCCAACGAGGGTCGCCCCGTCAACGCGGAACTCAAATCGGGCGGTCTTGTCGCCAAGCGCAACATCAAGGCGGGAACGGAACTGCTATTGAAGTATCCCGACGACTATCCGCGAACTTGGAAGAAATGAGTCGCCGACCCCCCTCGCGTTAGACACTTACGATTATCTTCCCAGTAAAGATTGGAGATATAGTGTAGTTGGTTCATCACTTCGGACTTTGAATCCGACAACGGGGGTTCGAATCCCCCTATCTCCATTAACAATGGCGCAGATTTAGGTAAATACACACACCGAACAGCGATTTCATATGAAAAAAACGCGTTTTTTTCATATGAAACTCATATTGAGTGCTGTTTTGCGTAAGAATCGTGCTTCAATCGCGGGATATTACCTTACAAGTCCCGTTCGGACAATGTCTCGCATTACAATCAACTTGCTTACCTTCTCCTTGAACTCGGTAAGCGCGAGGAACTCGTGTGAGTGTTTATGGAACTCCCAAGTTTTATGCTTCTTGGTGTTGGAGTGGCGTAGAACCACGCACGGGATTCCTTGAACCTTCCCGCCACATTCACACGGGCGACTATCTCGTGTCGTCTGATACATTATTCATCTGCGAGAGGTTGTATGTAAGTATTGAACGCGAATGATTACCCCATAATCATCGTCGGGATATTGACCGACTCCACCGCCTCACCTCCCTTCATATACCGCTTCTGCTCGTCGACAGAATGACCCATCACCCGCGCGTCCTCCGCCATCTCGCTAATATCATACTTGTCCGAGAGGAAGATGTGGCGGAGCATAGACGACCCGACCTTCTTGCCGAGAACCTTGTTGAGGATACGCGTGATTGCGTTGACGGCGGTGAGGGGTTCACTCTTGTTGTTGATGAGGAACGGCACGGGGGTCTTACCCTTCGCGGTCTTGTAGAGCGGGTGGTGCTTCAAGTAGGTCAGCAGAGTAGAGAACAGCGGTGCGTCCTCCGTGTCGGGAATCGCGACCTTCTGCGTTCCATACTTCTTCGCGGTCTTATACTTGTTGAATACGAACTGCTGACCCGCAATATCAAGATAGTTGTTGTCGGTCGGCATATCGTCCTTCCACTTCTTCACAACGACCATATCCAAGTAATCTTGATTGCGTCGCGGTTGGACGAAAGTGTATAGCGAGAGAACAACATAATGGAGCAGTGCGTCCCACTCTTGCGCGGTCAGATGCTTCTTGGTGCTATACGAATCAAGGATACTCTTGCGGAGTCCGTTCGCAAGGTCAATGACCTCCTTCCACGAAATCCAGTTCTCCTTCTGCTTATCGGTCTTCTCGCTGGTGTCCTTGTCGCGTCCGTCCTTCGTCTTCCCCATCATTGCCTCGTGGTAATAGCGGTATACGCTCTTATAGGTGGGTTTGTCGGCGACAAGGGACAGCACCGAAACAATCGACGCAAGAAAGGTCTTTTGAGTGGACTCGGCATACTCACCAATCTTCTTCATAATCTCTTCCTTGTCCCGCAGAAAGGATAGGGTCTTGAACGGGGTCTTGTTGTTGAGGGTGTAGAGATTGCGGACATAGAGGGTCGCAGAGGTCTCGGCGACACCCTTCTTTTCCACAAGGTCGCGCGTGAGGTTCATCATAAAGTCCGTAATCTTCGGAGCAGTCGCCATTGTTTATTCATACGCAAGAGATTATGAAAGCGCGTTTTTACCGCGTGGATTGTTTCTGTTCCAAGAGGTAAATGGAAGTTCCCGACTCGGTCAAGACGAACAACGATGACCTCGCGTCCATTACCCACGACCTCGCGAAGGTTGTGGAGGAGGTGTGCGGACAGATTAATCAGTTGAAGGAGGAGAGGGAAGGAACAACGGGCGATGTCGCGAAGGCGTATACCTCCGTGATTGCGAATAAGGTGTGGATTCTTCAAACCCTCATCGGCGCGTATTGGCGCAAGACCCTTGACCTTACCTTTGACGACAGCGACTTCGCGGAGACGGCACGGCGCGAGTCGGGTGTTTCCAACGCGGGTCGTTAATCAAATCGCACGACGAACTTTCCAATCTCAATCTGTATGACGGGGACGGGGGGTGTCTTGCGTGGGCGTTTGGGTTTGGGTGGAGGAGGAGGGGGTCGCGGAGGGGGGGTCGATGACGCGGGGGCATTCATCTTGTTTCATACACACACCCCTTTCTGTATCATTTAATCGCGTTTGAAGTGGAGGGAAATATATTCGTGTGAATGAGTAAGCATATGCCGACCTTCAAGGACGATTACGAGTTTGGAACACACCACGAGGAACGGAACATTGGACTCATCTCAAAGGTCTTCAACAAGAACCTTGTCCGTCGCGGGGGTATGGCGACAATGGACTATGACGACGGAGGGTGTTTCTACCTCGAACTCAAATCACGCCGTATCAAGCACAACCAATACCCGAC